GGCTTCGGCCGAGTTCATCAAGGCTCGCGATGCGGGCGCAAGATCACCTTCAGCCATACCCACAAGGGGGCGTGCCACGCGCAGAGGATTGAATTCCGTTACGGTAGAACCCGCAGGTTTGAAAGCACCCAATGCTTCTTGTGTAGGCAATTGGTACATGCCCAATGCATCATAAAGAATATCGCGATCATCCTTGGCCCATGTTGAGCGAGGGTCTTGTGCGTATTTTTCGCGGACATCGTATGGCATATCGGTTATGCCGGTTAGGTGCCCGGTATTAGGACCCGGCGTCGTTTCATAAGTTGCGAACGCGGTGTACTTGTCTCCGTAATCTGGATACGTCTTTGAGGCCTGATCCACACCCCAAGCCATCTGCTCATCGGTTAGAGGCAGCTCAACGCCTGCGGCTTTGGCGGCGTCTCGAGCTTCCTTGCTGTGGAATTTAGTTGTGGCCAGAGCGCGACCTTTACCAGCTACCCAAGGCGCTGCTTGAATTTCTGCGGCGGTCCAGTTGGTGCGTCCACCTAGCTGCTGATCATTGGCACGCTTGACCGCTTTCATGGTTTCATAGTCCAAGAAACGGTGTTCTTGCGGAGTAAGCGCTCTGGAGAATTGTTCGCCGCCAGTGTTGGTGTATCCAAAACCGCGCGCGTGCCAAATGTCGTTAGTGCCAGTCGTGGCAAAGGGCGACGTTGGGTCTAGGTGCTTGCCATAGATGCCAGTTTTAGGGCCTAACGAAATTTCGGGCATAATATCGTCAAGAGGTGGCCCGCCATTGTGGCCCATATCACCAACAACAGGCGACATGGCATCGCGGCCCTTGCGATATGTTTCCGCCTGCTGCCCAGTGCGCGCTATGTCCAAAGGCTTACCAGCCTCGTATGCGTTGTGCGCGTTTAGCATGGTACCAAAATTACTGTCAGGAGCGGCCTGAGCTGAAAACAGCGCTTCTTCCTGCGCAGCCAAACGCTGCCTAGTGGGATTTGGCCCTGCGATCAGAGTATTGAAATCGCGCGCACGGTCGTACCAGTTCGAGCCTTCAGCGCCCAAAGCAACATCTTTGTCAAAATTGCCGCGCATGACCGCTAGGTCTTCGGGCGTAGACACGCCCGCTGGCGCGCCCACGTAGCCGTTTGCGCCCGAAATGATATGCGGATCACCTTCTGTGGCCGCCACAGCTTCAGCGGTTTTCATGACACGCAGATCGGGTGTGGCCAAAATACCAGTTTGAGCGGCGGGTTTCTTAGGAGGCTTTACCGCTAAACTCTTAGCGCCTTTTTTGGTTGCTGAAACAGCAGTTTCGGCACCTGTAGTAGCCACATCTTCTGCGCCCTTAACAGCCAAAGACGTACCCTTAGCAGCCAAGCGCTCACCTTCGGATAAAGCGCTCTTCACCTTACCGGCGGCCTTACCGGCGGCACCCACGACAGGTATGGCCATCAGCAGCATGGTGGCTGCCTGCTCTTCTAGCTTCTTGGCGGCGGCAGGATTACCTGCGGCGCGCAAGTTCTTGGCGTCGTCACGGGCTTGTACGAAATTGACCAATTCAACAGGGCCGTCTACGAGACTTTCAAGTCCGAATTTTACAGGGTCGGCGGCAACAGCATCGTACACGTTCTTGGCCATGCGCACGGCGTCGCTGCCCACCTGCTGAGGTGAGCTGCGCACCGCGTAATCAGCCACGTTCCTGCCGACGCGGAGTGCGCCTGCGCCGAGTTCGCCGATATTCGCGAAGGGGTCGGGGCCAGCTTGCGGCCTCACGGCCAGACGGTTTTTATCGCGCGCGGCGATGTTGGCCTTGAACCTAGCAATGTTTGCCAGCGCGGGGTTTGGTTTGCGAGCCATGATTGGTCCTTACTCAATGCCGTACTTATAACGTAAATCCGAAGCGTTAACTACACCGCCACGTGCCTTAGTGATGTCAGGCTCGTTGGGGTCAAACGTGCCGCGATTGCCTATGGCGGATTTGACTTGCCGTTCGGGGTGCAGGGCAACCCAAGTTGGAGGCTGATCGGGATGATCCAAGTTTTGAGAGAAGTAAATGCCGTCGTAGCCTTCATCAATCAGTTTTTTACGTAACTCATCAATAGACCCTACGCCTCTTGGGTTTTGAATTTTAGGGTCTCGGCCCGCCGCGATATGCATGGCATCTAAAAATTCATCGAAATTGCTAGGTCTCCACGGATTTTTAATGCTGGCATGAACAGGATAAAGCACACCTTCGCCTCCAGAATACAAACCCGCACCGGGAACCGCGTCCCTCGATCCAGCAGGAGTTTCCGAAAACCATGAACCAATTTGATCCATACCTTCACGTCTTCCAAGAGTTTTTGTAGCGTATTTAGGATCAAACGACGTAATGTTACCAAATACTTGATCAGGGTGGACTACCGTGCCGTGGTACAGGACCGGCGGCGTAGCGCTGCCCTCCATATGCTTGGCTAGGTTTTCTTCTCGGCGGAAGTGGCCTGCGGGCAGGTATGGACGCTGCCTGCCACCCTCTTCAGTAAGGTACTTGCTCGCAAGGTCTTCGGCAGTTCTAGCCGCCGCTTCCGCGCCTTTTTTTACGACCTTCTTGCCCGCGCCTTTAAGCGCGGGACCGGCAATCGGAATAGCACCTAACGCCATACCAGCCACGTCGGCAACGGCCTGCGGGTACTGGCGCGTACCTATACTGCGTGCGGCGTCTGACGCCGATAGCGCGATACCGGGCACGTCCAACAGGTCAGCCAGACCCGTGTAGCGGTTAATCAGGTCACGAGCCTCATAGCCGGGTTCGTTTCCGGTTAATGCGGTGTAGCCCTTCTCGCCGAGTATGGCGAGTTTTTCGCGCAACGTAGGCTTATAGACCGATAGTATAGAGGGTTTGCGAGCCATGATTGGTCCTTACTCAGAGGGCCTACCTACAAAGCTATTACCATACTTATCATAGCCGTGCAGATTGCCCTCCGTGTCAGTAAAGGTACGGGTAAGGTTTGTGACGCTACCAAAAAGTTTTTTTATGTACTCGCGAGTTTCGCGGGGTAGCTTTTTAGGATCGGCCCCTTCGGCTAACCACTCATCAGTCGCGCCCGGTCCCATATTGTATGCGATAGCGGCGGTTACAGGGTTGCCGTATTTAGCTGTAAACGCCTTCATGTAGTCCTGACCCACGCGCACATTTTCTGCCGTGCTGTTATCGCGAGCAGGTTCGACGCCGAAGCCGGGATTGCTCTGCGTACCGGGCATGAGCTGCATTAAACCTTTAGCGCCTTTGGGGCTGACGGCGTTCGGGTTGCCGCCGCTTTCGACTTGAATTTGCCGCTCGGTCAAGTCCGACGTCTCTGGCGCTCCTGCGGCCAGCGTATCGCCAATAGACGCGCCCTCCACACCTAAGCCAGTTAACTTAGGGAAGGCTGGCTCTTCGCCGCTGCTGGGCGGTGTGGTAGCCAGTGCGCCCGCAGCGCCAGTGGCCACGTTGCGGGTAATGCCCTCGTTCCTAATCGTGCGAGCGGCGCGCTCTGTGCTGCTGATGCTCATGCGCCGCAGCGTCTCGGCAATCTCTTCGGGCGTGCCATTGCGCAGCAGTCTGGCAACTTGATTATAGACTTCGGTGCCGTAGTTCTGGCCCCGCATCATGCGCATGACGGCCTGCGCCGCGCCCAAGATATTGCCAGACTTGCCGCTGACGATCATGCTGGCCACGTCCTGCCAGTTGCCGTTGTCTATGGCGCTGTCGAAATCGGCTTTGGCAGCCAAGCGACCTGCCGTTGCCGCACCGCCCAGCACCTTGCCACGGTTCTGATACAGCCTGCTCTCGCGGCGCAGGGCCTGCTCAAACAGCGCGTACTCATCGGGATCGGGGTACATGAGCCTTAGTTTTTCGGCGCGCTGCGGGTTTTCAATAATGTTGCCCGCCCAGTCTTGGTTGCGCGCGGACTTGGTCAGGTCGTCCATAAGTTTATTTCCGTAACCGACGCGCAGGGCTTCTTGCTCTGCGGCGGACATGTCTGTCAAGAAATGAGCTAACTGCTGCGGGCGCATGCGCTCAATTGACACCGCGCCCTTTGGCATGCTCACGCCCATACCGATGTCGTAGGCCGTGCGCACTTCGGCGTCACCGGCGTAGGCCCTACGCGCGGCCCCATACTCGGGAACAATATTATCTAGCGTGCTTACAACCTGATTGCGAATGCCTCGCAACGCATCGGCTTGCGATGGTGATACGCCGCCTGCACGGAAACGTGTGTCAATGCCCTCGTCCATAGCTTTTTTGAGCATATCGAGCGCCTCGACCGTGGGCGCGCTTTCGCCCGTAGGGCGTAGCATTGGCGCGCCGGTGGCCGCGTCCATAAGAATATTACCGCCCGCGTCGCGCATGGCTTCGAATTTCATAGGCATCAGGTCTTCTACCCTAACGCCTAAGTTATCGGCCTGCGCGCGTACCGTTCGCATAACGTCGCCCCAGTACGGCGCGACGGACTCTGCGTTGATCAGGCGGTTGATGAGCGGGTCGTTTACGACGCCGACGGCGTAGGCGGGGCGATACGCATTTTCAAACGTGTCGCGCAGGCTCTGTACAACTCCTCTACGCGCCACGTCGTAATCGGCACCTTGTGCCACGCCCTCGCTCACGCGCTGTTCTACGCGCCCTCGAGCGCCCTGCTGTAAGGCCGCTAGCTCTCTGGTTAACATGCCGCCGTGCTCAGATGGCTGCCCCAATACGGTTTCAGTAAGTTTAGACATATTAGGCCCGCCGAGGTCGGACAAGTTCGTGGGCACGTCTGTTGCGTGCGCGCCTGTACTGCGCGCGTAAATGTCGAACGGACCCATGCGGTCGCGCTCCATAGCCTGCGCGACGATGTCCATAGCCTTGCGCCGTGCCGCCGCCTCGGTGGGCGGGCGGTTAAAGATATTAAGCGCGCCCCTAGCAACGCCCGGTATGGCAGACAGACCCGCGCCCAGTCCGCCACCGAGAAGCGCACCGCCGACGACCTTGCCAGCCGTATCGGCCAGATCGCTGAACTTGTCTTCGGCAGAACCCAGCGCGGTCAGGCCGCCCTCGATTGCACCAGAGGCACCCGCGCGCAGAATTGGATTGGCGATCTTGCTAAGGCCGGTAATGCCCTGCACGGTCTTGCTGCCCAAGCCGATGCCGGGTATGAACGCGCTGCCGATGCCGCTGGCCAGCTCCAGACCTGTAGCCTCGCCGGGATGCTCCCCGTGATACCGAGCGTATTCCTTGCGAATGCGGTCAAGGACGTCCTTGTAGTTCTCGCCGGTGATGGCCGCGCGCACGCCAGCCTCGCCCTCGTCCGCGAACTGCATAGTCGCACCGCCCGCGATGGCGCGTGCGATGTTCGTTGCGCGAAGCTTGGCCGCATCTCGCGGCGAGATGGGTGCGTCTTCCGCATTAAGTTGCGCGAGTATGGCGGGATCGGTGACTTCGGTGCCTTCAGCACCGCCGTCATCCGCGTTCAGTTGCGCTAAGAGATCGGGATCGGTTACAGGTGTCATTTATGGTACCAGCCCTTGCCGTCGTTGTAGTACGTGACGCCTTTTATAGTTTTCGTTTGGGTAGCTCCAGCACCCACAGCGGATGCGCCCGTTTGGTATCCTGTAAGGTCTAGCGGCTCGCGACCATAATTAGCGCGGGCGCGCTGCACTTGTTTTCCGTAAAGTTCTATATTGGCTGCGTTTATTCTGGCAATTCTAGCCAAACTTCGCATCATAGCTTTTTCATCAGAAAGACTGCCAAACAACGTACTCCACTCACGCTGTGCATCGCCTTCAGTTTGAACACCTTTTGCAAGTTTAAGGCTATCGCTGCGTAATTTTTCAAGAGTAGTTTGTAAATCTACAAGATTAGCATACTCCTCGCCGCCCGTACCTACCACGCCCCGAGCCGTGGCCGCTGCATTACCTAACAAACTTAAATTAAGTTTACCTGACGAGATGTTGTCGTTTAGTGTTTGTAAAGTAGCGTTTTGGTTGGCCAAAGTTTGAATAGCGGTTACGTTCTCGCCCTCTTTAGCCTCCACAGCGGCAGGCAACTTAGGAGGTTCGGCCTCGGGTAAAGGCAAACCGGGCACAGGCTCATACGATCCGGACGAACCCTTCGGGCGCTGATACGTACCTTTACCTTCAACGGTCGTAGTTTCCATAGGCGCGGTTTCAAAGGTTTGAATAATCTTGCCGTTTACATCCACCTGCACGCTTTCGATGCCGGTGGGCAGCTCTCGACCAAACACGCGCCTAAACTCAATTCTATTGTAAATCGGGTACGCAGCTTGTGTCTTGTTGCCTGCGAGCACTAGCGCGCGGCGGTTTGCGGCACCAGCCGTGCGGTACTTCTCGTTCAGCGCGTTTACCGCAGAGCTTTCCTGCAAGCCTAGCTCTGCCAGCTTCAGCTTCATGGCCGCGTCGGCATCGGCACCTTCTCGGCCAGTGGCCTGCAAGGACTTGCCCGCATTACCCAGAGCCGTGAAGAAGTTACCGCCCTGCTTAGGCACGGGAGCGCCGAAGGCGTACAGCGCTTGGATAATGCGCTCCTCCTTCGTGGGGCCTGCACGAGCCTCGCGCAAGGCCTGCGCATAGGCGTCGAAGTTCTGCTTGCGTGCGGCAAGCTCTGCCTCACGCGCGGCCTTGTCCTCGTCCTCGCGCTTCAGGTACTCGGCCATAGACAGGCCGCCTAGCGACCCAGTGTCTGTGGGCGGCGAGATATCGTACCCGCCTACGTCTTGTCCTGTCAGCGCGCTAAGAGCGCCGTCTTGCGTTTCGGGGTCCATGATCTTACCCGCCCAATCCTAATAGTTTTTTGATATCCTTTAGTGCTGCTATCGTGGTTGCGGCGTCCTGCAAGCCCGATGTCTTTGTAGCAGGCGTGCCACTGCCCCCAAGAGGCTCGTAGCCCTCTTTTATTTCGCCGGTGGGGATCATGGTTTTGGCAGCCGAAAGAGTTTTGAGTTGCGTGTCGATCTGCTCTTGTGTGTAACCCTGTTGGCGCAGGAAGTCGGCGTAGGCAACGTCGTAATTCTCTTTGGTCTTGGCTTCCTCTGTGGCACCCACACCGCGCGTGGCGGCAGCACCTGTCAGGCCGTAGTCCTGCGCCTTGCCAGCGTAGTCAGCCATCTTATCGGCGACTGTCAAGGCGTTGGCGGTGTCGCGACCGTAAATGTCTGCGGTGGACGTCCCCAAAGCCGCGCGACGTGCCAGATCGGTGGCGCTTGCGCCTAGCGCTTCGCTATAGCCGCTAGACAGTGCGCTAGCCTGCTCGGCGGTAATGCCCTCCATCGCCTCGCGGATGCCGCGACCCGTAAGCTCCGCCTGACGCGTGCCGCCAAAGCCGCCCGCGCCGATCATGCGATCTGAGATGCCGGGCAAGATTTTTTCAAAAAGCGTGCGCGCGCCCACGTCACCGATGCGATTGACAACGCTGTTGGTGTACGGGTTCATGTACTCGCCGATGTTGGCCGTAGAGGACTTGTTGGCTTCGTTGAAATAGGGTTGAGCCGCGCCCAGCATTGAGCGACCAGCCTGATCCTTAGTGAGGGACGTGGCGTAGTCCAAACCGGGCTTGTACGCCGTGGCGGCAGTTTTAGTCTGATCAAAGCCCGCTTGCGTGGTGGGCGAGAAGGCGGCCACGCGCGGACCCTGATACGTCGTGTACGGCGTTGCGGATACAGCCTGCTGATTGGCCACAATCTGCTTTGCATAATTCGTGTACCAATCTGGCAGCGCGGTGGTCGTTGTGCCGCCCGACGCGCCCGTAGGTGCGGTAGTGCTAATAAGGGCCATTACGTATGTCCTCCAGATAGATACTTCTCGGGCGCTTTAGCGTTTACGCTAAATCTGCCCTTGGCCAGATTTTGGCCCTTGTGCTTGCGCAGGTTCACGCGAAATTTGTCCAACTTGTCTGCACCGGCCTTGCTCGAGCCGTCGCCCAGCAAGGCCACAGTCTCGGCGTCCATAACATACTCACCATCGCTTAAAACGGCGGGGATGTCATCACTGCGTCCAGTACCAGCGCCATGCACCGCAAATTCTCTGCGTGGGCCATTTGACGAGCCACCGCGCGCCAACGTGCGCACCGGCGTGTTCTCAAAAAAGCTTTGCTCTGGACCCTGCCCGTAAGTGGCAAAGTTCGTGCCAGACATATCGCGAGGCTTCATGTTGGCGAAAATGCCTGATGGCGCAGGCAGTGGCTCGCGGAATGACGCGGGCAGGGAGCCTACCTCGCCCGGTCTCGTTCCCGGCGCGTAATTTACAGTGCCGGTAGCGCTTCCGCCCGTAGACGTTCCGCCGCCCGCGAGGCCGCCAATCAATCCAGCAGCTTCTAACGGGTGCGTTTTAAGGTATTCTAAAAGCTTGGCACCAGTAAGACCGCCCGAACCTGCCGCAGCAGTTGTGTTTACACCTGCGGATTGAAGAGCCGCCAGTACTTCGGGCGAAAGCTCATTGGCAGTGATCGTGCTTGTTATGGCGTCAGTTGCCGCGCCAGTACCGGCCCCAGTCAAGGCGGCACCGTCGCCCGTAAGGTTTGCGCCCGAAGCGTCAAGAGCGCCCTTCGTATCGGGCGTAAGTTGGTCGGACGTGTTGGTGTTCGTTATGGCTTTCGTGGCCGCAGACGCGCCATTGCCTCCGAAAAGCGACGCAAGCGTTAACCCTCCCGCTACTGCCGGTACTGCTGGCGAGATTGGAATTTTAGGGGGCGCGGTAACCACCACCTCGTCTATCGGCGTCGTGGTAGGCGTCGTGGTTGGTGCTGTAGGCGTATTAAGCGCGTTAAGGCCTCCTGCCACAATCGGCGCTACAGGAGAAACAGGAGGCGGGGCTGTAGGCAATCGAACTCCATTCACAACCACCTCATCAATAGGCGTTGTGGTAGGCGTTGTGGTAGGCGTTGTGGTAGGCGTTGTAGCCGCAGCGGTCCCGCCGCCTCCTGCGCCAGCAACTGCCGCTGTAGCGAGGGCAACGGGCACGCCAATAGCTACCATTTGCGCTGCCGTTAGTCCTGTTTGCGCGGCAGTTTTGGCAGCGGTAACAATAATTTCGGGTATGCTAGATTGAACAGCGGCCTGCACCGCCGATGCCGCAGATGTTTGCGCAGCGGTTTGCAAACCTGTTTGCGCGGCGGTTTGTGTTGCGGCTTGCGCCGCAGTGTTGCCTAGCTCAACGCCTACGGCATTGACTGGCAAAGGGGCAATGGCACCCATAATCTTACCGCCGACAAAAGACGTCGCGCCAGCGATGGCCGCATCTTTCAGTGCCTGCGCTGAATTTTTATTTTGTAAACCGCTATTAAGCGCGGACGCGGCCATAGCGCCAAGTGGGCCACCGATCACGCTGCCGATCACCGGCAGTGCCACGTTTGCGAAGGCATTAAGTGCCGTGGTCTTCTGCTTGCCCACGGTGTCCTGAGACACGGTGTTCCAGTTAGGATCGACACCGGGTATTTGCTTTTGCAGTTTCCAAGTGGCACCGGGTCCAAACTGCTTGCCGAAAGATTGGATTAGCGCGGCGGCTTCCTTAGCGCCGGTGTCGCCAGTGCCCTCGTAGTACACGGTGCCATCCAAACCAACCAGACGGATTTTCTCCGCAGGGGTTTGCGCGGAGAGCTGGTACACCTTGTTTTTTGGGTTGCCGTAGTTTTCGGGCACGGCGTAAGACGCGGGGCCGTTAGTGGATAAACGGTTCAAACCGCCGCCCATAGTGTACTCGCCGGTGTGCATCAAATCCAAACCGCTCAATTGCGTTTGCAACGCGGCGAGCTGTTCGGGCGTCAGAGTAATTGGATTGGCCATACTTAAACCCCTATCTTTTCGAGCATCGGGTACACGCGCATGGCCCAATCTTTCCAGTCTGAATATTGGTAAGGATCGGGAAGGCTGCGCGCGCTGTACGTACTCGATCTAACAAGTCCAATCGCCCACTCTTGCCATTGGCTTTCGTTATCCAAGCGCCCAAAAGTCCAAGCGTCTCCGATGGACAGAATAACACTATCCGCCCAATCTGTCAGTCCCATATTGCGCGGGTCGATCATCCAATCACCGTGCCATCTGCGGGCTGTATGTGCCCAAGAACTAGGCCCATCTGATAGTTACCGCCCAGAACATTACTCGTAAATCTAAAACGCAATTCGCGTCGCTGTTCCTTGAAGTATACGACCTGCTCCTGCGGCGTACTTGCCGTGGCGGGTATGGTCATTAGCGGCCCCGCTATTTCGGGCGAGCGCGCATTGGCCCTGCCGATGATCTGTATCGTAAGATCGCCAGATTGTACAAAATCTGGTTCGATCATGAAAACCTGCAAGGCCTTATTGGTCTGGCTTTGCACAGGCAATGACATTTCGGCGGTCTCGAAAAAGGACAGGACGGGCTGCACGTTCGTGCCGTCGATCTCGTCCGTGCCGATCTCGTGCACCCACGTCTTGTAGCCAGACACGTCGCTCTCTTGCGTGACGCGCGGCGAGCCATTTTCGGTGACGCGGATATCGCCCGCTTCAGTTATGCGGTACTGCGTGGGTGTAATGTCAGGCACGACACCCGTGAGGATTGGCCGCGTAAACACAGACGGCGATGCGCCAGCGGATCGCCCTGCATTGGGCAATTCAGTGTCGTACCACACGCCCTCGCGCAAATTATAGATGATGGCGTGCGTGCACTCCGTCGCGTCACCGCGAGGGTAGCACCACCAAATCTCGCCATAGCGCGGCACCTTAGTCGCGAATACCTTTTGACGTTGATTGTAATTCAGCCCGTCAAAAAAGTAGTTCACGTTCATATTGTTTTCAATCTCGCGCACCACGCCATTGAAAGACAGGAAGCGATCCGTGCCAATCCAATAGAAGATGCCGTCGTACTCAATGACGGTATTCGATCCCAAGATCGAGGACTGCGCAGAGATGGTGTCGAAATTAAAGACGGCGTCGCCACCCACGAAGGACGCGCGGATCACGCTATCGGCCGACCAGAATATGCCCGAGGGGGACGTGCCGGGTCCGCCGCGAAGGGGCAGGCCCTTAACAATTTTTTGACCCGTGGCATTAATCGCGCCAGAACCCGCGCCGCTTAGGTCCGTGAGCGTGCCGGGCACGGACCAGCCGATATAGCCATCTAGGCCGTAGAAAAACAAATACGGGTGCAGGACGACGATGCCGCCGCACACGTTACCGTCCAAAGGCAGCGGGATCAGGGCCAGAGGGGCAGTGCCCGTAAGATCGCCGTAGAAGATAGCGCCGCCAATTGTATTGGTGATGGCGTTTAAGTTCGGGGCGACGGCACCGATAATTTTGTTCGTCTCGCCCGCGCCAGACGAGCGCATGACGTCAAACTGCCACATGTTGTTTGGGTCGGCGGTAAAGCCAGACGTGGGTGTGCGGTTTGAAATGACCGACGTGTTGTTCGTGTTGTCGATGAAAAAGCGCTCAACCAAATTGGCCGAGCCGCTGTGCACGTAGGTCAGATCGTTTTGCGTGTACGCGTTTAACGCTCGGCTGGTTTCGGACAGGTACTTGTTGATCGAGCGATAGCCGCCGACCTTGCGCGGCAAGCCGCGCTGAAAGCGAACCCACTGCCCGTCAACGTACTGGTCGCCCTCCAGCTTCGTGCCGTCGCGCTTGATGCCGGGCAGCGATTTGATCTGAACAATGTTGTCAGCCATAACTGCCCCTTATGGTACTGTGGCGCTAAGGCCAATGCTTGCGGTGCCCAAAACCGTAGTCGTTCCGATCAAGCGAATGTCTACTGTTATTTGCGCGTAAGTAAAACCTGAAGTGCCGCGAGAGCGCGACCACGAGCGCGTGGTACTAAGCGGTAACCACGAACCGGTTGTGCCGCTACTAAGGGTGCCCGATACCAAGGTGGCGTATACCTCGTAATTTGCGGCAGCCGAAGTAGGCGTTACCCAATTGCCTAGATTTACCGCAGGACCGCTAGACGTAACTGAGTAAGCAACGCCAGTAGAATATAAATAATACGCAGCGTTTGCGCTAGGTGTGTTTGTATCATCTATGTACTGGGTTGCAATGGTAATGACAGCGCCGGGAGACCCCGAGCCGAGTAGCATCATGCCGACGCCGCTCATTAGGAAACCCCTGCGCCACTAATAAACCACGTCGTGCTAGCCACCTTGATGCAGGTGGCAACCGCGCCAACGGCCAATGTGCGTGTGCCCGTGGTGCCCGAACCCGCCAGCTTCAGGGTGTCCGTAGTGATGGCCACAGACAGCGTCACCGAGCTGTTATTAACAACAGAGAGCACCGTGCCGATGGGATACGCCACCGACGCGTTGGCAGGGATCGTCATGGTCTGTGAGGCGGTTGATCCGGTGAAATAAACATGCCCCGCCGCATCGGCCAATACGAAGGTGTAGCTGGCGGTTTTGGCCGCGCCGCCAATTTGCGGCACACCGCGATAACCGGCGCTGTACACCGAGGTTGGGCTGTACGCCGCCGAAAAAGCCAGATCGCTGCCGAGAGCGGTGTTAGTGATCGTGCCGCCCGTAATAGTTACGGCGCTGGCGTCTTGCGTGGCTATCGTGCCGAGGCCGAGATTGGTGCGAGCGCCCGAAGCCGTAGCCGCGCCAGTGCCGCCACTGGCCAAGGCCAGAGTGCCGCCAAGCGTGAGCGTGCCTGACGTGGTGATCGGCCCACCCGTCAACGTCAGGCCGGTACTGCCGCCTGCCCCGCTTACGCTCGTAACTGTGCCGCCCGTAGATGTGGACGCAATCGTGATCGATCCAGCGCCATTCGTGATAGTGATGCCGCTGCCTTGAATTAGAGTGGCCTTGGTCAGCGTGTTGCCGGTACTGTTGCCAATTAGCAACTGCCCATCGGTGTAGGTTGTCTGACCCGTGCCGCCATTGGCCACGGCCAACGTGCCGCCAAGCGTGAGCGTGCCCGACGTTGTGATCGGCCCACCGCTAAACGTCATGCCCGTGGTGCCGCCAGCGGCCTGCACGCTCGTGACCGATCCAGAGCCGGTGCCGATGGCCGAGCCATTAATGTACAGGTTCGTGGCGTTAAGCGTTCCGAAGCCCAACGCGCCTCCGGTAGGTGAACCCACGACTATGCCGCTGGCGTAGTCCAGATCGGAGATGTCTGTGTTGGCACCGCTTGCCGCAGCGCCAAGCGCGGTCAGGGCCGTGGCAGTCGTGGCCGCCGTAAATACGGTACGGCCAATGACGGTGCCGCCCAAATTGGTCAATGCCGATAGCGACGTGGTCGCGCCGGTGCCGCCGTCCACAATGGCCAGAGGCGTGGCGATGCCTGTAGAACTATCGGCCTTAATGACGTCCGTGCCGTTGCAGTAGTAGATGCCGCGCGTATTGCGGATGACGGTCAGGGGCGTGCCACCGGACGTGGCCACGGTCAGATTGTACGAGCCGCCAGTGATCGAGTTGTCAATCCAGTACTGCTGCACCGTGAACGGCACCACAATCCTAATATCGCCCAGCACCGCGCCGGTGAACTTGTACGAAATGCGGTTAAGCTCGCTGCCCGAAAGCGTGTAATTTGTAACCGTAGACGGGTTACCCAGCCCGGCTAGGCTGATGACCGTATAGTCAAAGGCGAACACGGCTTGCTGACCCAAGCCGATTGTGTACCACCTAGTGCCATCCGTGACGATCACGGCGCTATCGGCGGGCGAGAGTGTCAGCGTCAGCGCGCCGTTAATCGTATCCGCACCGGCGGGATCGATAGTCAGATCACCCGTGCCCGCATTGCGGATATTGAAGAACCAGTTATTGCCTAGAGAGGCCGCGTCGGGAAGATTGAAGGTTCCGAGGCCGCCCGTCCACACGTATGTTGACGCGCGATCCGCCGCACCCAGCGAGTAGGGAGAGGCGCTGACGGTCGATACGCTGCTGGACTGGGCCAAGGTCGATCCGATGGCCACAATGCCGTAGCCAGCCAACGTGGAGGCCTGAGCCTGCGCCGTAGTCGCTCCATACTGAAACGTGCGCCAAACGCCCGCAGCCGAAGTATTATCGGTCAGGTACAACTGCCACTGCGTGCCCGCAGGGATGCTCAGAAGCGCCGTGCCTGCGTAATTGGTAACTGTGACGACGTAAGGGCCGAGGTTATTAAACAGGACGGTCTGCCCCACGCCGGTAAGCGTGGCATCGGGCATGGCGATGGAGTAGATGCCCGTAGGCGTCACGTCCATAATACGCGCAACGAGGTTTGAGCCGCCCGCGTTTTCTAGCGGCCATTCCAAGCTAAGGTTGGCGCTCAGTGTGATAGGCAGGTACGTCACATCGGACGGGTAGATGGTTGTGCCGCCAAAAACCTGCGTAAACGTATTGCTCACGTTTAGACCCCTTTACGATTGGCGGAGCGGTCCAGAATTTTGGACAGGTCTTCACCGTTAAGCATTGCGGCGGCGCGGTCGTACATAGTCTGCCATACGGGTATGCGCTCGTCGTTTTTCAAGAATGGCGTGGCCTCGACCAGCGCGGCGTACAGCAAAAGCTGTGGCGCGTACTCAGTGAGCCAATTGGTTTGCGTCTCCTCGTCAAGCAGAGGCGGCAGCTCGTAATACAAAATCTCAAAGGGGTATGCCGCATCGGGCGTGGGCACGACTAGCCAATGGCTATAGTCGTACTCCCCGTAAAATTCGGGCTGCGCAGTTTGCGTGGCGTCTGGCCAGTACGAGCGCAGGTACTCGTAACCGCGCGTGAACAGGAACTTGCGCGTGTCGTTGTTCGTGCCGGTGCCGATATTGATCGACACCGTATCGCGCC